GCACTATTATGCTTTGTGCTACTTTATTTGCTAATCAATTCACACCCGAACACATTAAGCCATCGGACACCTTAGTACAATGTGTAACTGCATTAGCTTTTGGATGTTTAGGATTAACCACTATTGATAAATTTAGTACAAAGAAATGAAAAAAATAAAAGAGAATAAAACGTTAATAATATTTATTGTATCAATAATTTTGTGGTTATGTTTTTATTCATATTATGTTAGATAAACCTGATAATTTTATCGTGTCCAATAAATCGATTATTTTGTGCTTGATAACATTATGTGTTCATTTATTAATATTGAAGTTTCTTTATTCTCCTTACAACGAACTCGGAATAATACAAAATTATAGAATAGAAATTGATAGTTTAAATAAAATAAATGATAGTTTGTATTCAGAAATCAAGTATCACAATATTGAAATTGAGCATTACGAACAGGAGATAAGTTATATAGGCCACCAAAAACAAACAGTAATAATAAAATATAAAACCAAAGTAAATGAAATTGATTCGCTTAATAATAATAACCTTGTTGCTGAATTTGACAGCATATTCTCAAAGTTTAATTATAAATAATAAAGATACTTTAATTTGTTTTAGTTCCGATAAGGCAAAGTTCTTAGCAAAACAATATCATAAAGCTGAAGCATATTATTTATCAGATTCATTATGCCAGCAACAACTAATTTTTAAAGCTAACCAGGTTAATTTGTATAAAAAGAATGAAGATAAGTTACAAACTATTATCGGAAATCAAGTAAGTATAATTAAGTTTAAAGACGAAGAAAACAAATCACTAACTATTCAGATGAAAGGGTTAAACCTGGAGATTAAAAAACAAAAGCGGTTAAAAGGAATCAGTATAATATTCGGAGTATCCTGTTTAGTTTTTGCATTAGTTAAATAGTTATACCATAAGATCTAAATAAATAATTATAATATTCTTTTATTGTTAATCCTAAAATTTCGGCTTTAATTTTATCCTCTTTTTCCATAATTTTTAATGCTTTAGATGATCTTTGTTGTTCTATTTTATTATCTAAGTATTTTTTAAAATTATACTGATTATTTTCTAAATTAAACCCCCATTGTAAAAATTGATGTATCCAATATATTTCTAAGAATGAAGAGTTTTTTATAATTGTTTCATCCAATATTTCAATAGTAAATGGCGGTGATAAATGACGTTGTTTTAAAAGATAAGACTTATGTTCTTTAAATCTATATTCTGGATTAACACTTTTGCCAATATATACAGGGGTTTCGTTTTTATCAAATAAACAATAAATAAAACATTTTCTATTTTTTTGATGTATTATACTATAATCCCTATTAGATTTTTTTTCATTCATATATTTATTTATGCTATTTATATCATTTATTAATATTTTTGTCATATAATCGTTCTTTAAGCATACCTTCGATAAGAATAAGATAATTAATTGCATCCCCTATTTTTTCCTCAATATATTTATCGGTAAAGTTTACAGCTCCATTATCAACAGCATCTAAAGTATCTTTAATGGATTGAAAATGTTTAACAGCAAATTCCCAAGCTATCTTCTCCGGGCAAGTATGAAAGCTAATACCTACTGACTGTTTAAAATTATGGAACTTATCGGAATCGGTTGAATATTCTTTGCCTTTCGATAACATAATTAACTTAATCAATTCAATTCTTTTTTCAATTACTTTGTTAAATTCGGTTACATTCATTTAAATCCTTTGTTTTCTATTAAATAATCATACAGCTCTTTTACATTTTTATATTCTTCGTTTAGATCGGGAGTGCCATAAATACCATTCATCTCGTATAGGTAATAACATAAATGATAATCTCCATTATCGGTTAATAGTTCTTCCCAAAGCATATCAGTTACTCTAGTAATTTCATCAAAGAACTCTACTATATCATTTTTTAATTTGTAAAGTTCATCTACTCTTTTATTGTGAGCGATTTGTAAATCAATAATTTGTTTAAATTTTTCGTAATTCATATTTATATTTGTTGGTTAGTTTCTACATTAAGTTTGTTTTTGTGGATAATATTACTTACTTCCATCGAACTGTATTGTTTGTTGTGCTAAATGATCCTTAATCCTTTTTTCTGCAATATCAAAATATTTCTTATCCTTTTCTATACAAATATAATTTCGATTTGTGTTTATACAAGCTATTGCCGTTGTCCCAGATCCTGCGCAATTGTCTAAAACCGTTTCGCCTTGATTTGTATATGTTTTGACTAAGTATTCAAACAATTCAATAGGCTTTTGTGTTGGGTGTTGAGTTCCATCTCTTTTATCATCTTTATTAATATTTAAAATGTTAGTTGGATATTTAAACCATTGCTCATCTTTTGGTTTTCTTATTATCAAATTGTCTTTGTGGTTTTGAATATTGTTTCCCCAACTTTTACTATCATTTTTGCGATAACATTCTTTAAATTCCTTTTCGGTTCTTTTTACCATTATTGGGTAGTAATTCGCTTTATTTTTACAAAACACCAATACATCTTCATTCGCTTTCATTGGCATATATTTAGCACTAAATGCCCCAGTAGGTTTGTTTTTAATCCATTGCCATTGATGCTTAAACATCTTGATATTACTCATCACCAAAGAACTTGTAAAAGGTTGCGAAGCGGTCAATACTATTGCTCCATTCGGTTTTATAATCTTTTCGTATTGCTCCCATAGTTTATCAAATGGTATAATTACATCCCATTTACATGCAGTCGTTCCATACGGTAAATCACAAAGGATCATATCAATACTATTATCAGGAATTAATGACATTAAATCTAAACAATCACCTAGGTACATATTACTTACTTCCATCTTGTAATTGCATATCATTATTGTTATCTATTTTCCGATATCCTTCCGACCATAAAGTTTTTGTTAATATTACGCTGAGCTTCACGATGTCATCTTCTTCCAATTCGGGTAAAAGTATATGTAAACTTTCGTGAGTTAATATCTCCAAGTGCTTTTTACCTTTCAATCTAATATCAAGTTCGATAAGATTAAGTCCGCAATGAGCCAGTCCCCATATATTTTCTCTGCCTAATTTTAAATATTTAACTTTAATTTTCTTATTCATATCAATAAAAGTTTGTACAGTTGCCGTTAAAGTTAACAATTATATCGCTTAATGCTCCATTCCGATGTTTAGCGACAATCAATTCTGCCTTACCAATAGTTGAGTTACCAGCTCCATCATCCATTATTCCATAATACTCAGGTCGATAAATAAACATAACCATATCCGCATCCTGTTCAATAGCTCCTGAATCTCTTAAATGTGATAGCATTGGTCTTTTATCATTTAGCTTCTCAACTTCCCTACTTAACTGACTTAATAATATAATCGGTATGTTTAGTTCTTTTGCTAATCCTTTTAAAGCACCGGATATTTCCGCTACTTGATCGTTAGTACTTTTGTTTGTATTACCTTTGTCAATAAGTCCAATGTAGTCAATAACTATCATGCTAATATCTTTATCACGTTTTAATTTACGGGCCTTAACTTTAATAAAATTTATACTAATCCCGCTTTTATCTTCGATGAATAATTGTGAGTTCGATAACTTAAAGGTCTCATTTTTATAAAGTTCTTTTTCATAAGGATTCATTTTTTCTTTTAAAAATTTGTAAAGTGGAATGCTTGTTATTTGTGAACACATCCTCGCATATAGTTGAAGCTTAGACATTTCTAAACTAAATACTAAAACCGATTTATTTTGATTTAAAACAGAATTAACAAAGTTAAGCATTAAGGATGTTTTGCCCATTCCAGGTCGAGCTGCTAATATAATTAAATCGGAGTTCTGCCATCCTGAAGTAAGTTTGTTAAGTTCACTAAAACCAGTATCACAACCGATTAACTCCCCATCAACTAACTTATCAATTTTATCTAAGTGATGATCCATTTCAATAGCACAATCTAAAGCTGTAAAAGTTTTGCTAATAGAAATTTTGTTAAATATCTCGTTTGTATTTTTTTCGTTATCTGCTAAAAGTTCAAAAACATCGCTAGTTGATTCTTGGGTTTTTTCTAACAGTTCTGAAAGCTTAAACATCATTTTTCTTTTAATGTAAAATTCGCTTAAAATTAGTATTTTCTCATCGAACCTATTTAGAATAGCATCATTAGTTAGCAAGGATAGGTCATAAAAGCTAATAGGGTTAATTCTAAGCGTACTTTCTAACTCGTTTGAAACATTTATAAGGTCAATATTTTTGGATGCGTTATTTAAGCTTAAAATAGCTTTAGCAATTAATTGGTTTTTTTCATCATAAAACAGTTCTTCGTGAAAAAGTTCTTGAATGTATTTAAATTCACTTGAATTAATTAATAATCCTCCGAGGAATTGCCCTTCTAATTTTGTATTTGCTGGAATCATTTGAAGCTTGTTTTTAGTTTTAGGTTAGATGAATTATTTTTATTAACATAATTTTTAAAGTGATGGCAAAATTCGTTAAAATTTAAATAATTAAACTTGGATGTTTTTTTAAACTCAGCAATCTTTAAAGTTAGTTTATCTTTTGGAATATTTAAAGAAATAGAAATTAGTTCAAAATTTGATGATGTTGGTAATTCTTTAAAATAACTTTCTATTGAATTTATAATTCCATTATTTTGTTCAGCTATTTCTTCTAATCTTTTTATTTCTTTTAACCTTTCTATTTCTTTTAATCTTTCTATTTCTATTTCTATTTGGTTCGGTATAGGCTTCACTATAGGCTTCGGTATAGGCTTACTTT